TCAAAATCTTAAAATACTTTTGAAAAAACATTACATCATCACTTATTCAGCGTCCGCCTGCGGCGGTTTTCGCGATCACTGCATAATGCTCTTATTTTATTTAGAGGAGGTGGTCACGTGCAGACCATTATGCTGCGGATTGTATATTCGCGGAAAAAATGCAAAAGATGGTCCAAAAGTTGGGAAGGTTGTTTTAAAGGATTCTTGATTGGGTCATTTTGGGGGATGTTTTGGATATTTCTTTTCAGCGAGATGGAGCAGAATCGTTTATGTCACAGACGGATGGTCCAAAAGTTGGGAAGGTTGTTTTGAGGGATTCTTGATTGGGTCCTTTTGGGGGATGTTTTGAATATATGGTCGCAGTATATTTCGGTGAGATGGAGCAGAATCGTTGTGTCACAGATGGATGGTCCAAAAGCGGTGAAGGTTGTTTTGAGGGATTCTTGATTGGGTCATTTTGGGGGATGTTTTGAATAATTCATTTTTAAGAATTATTCATGTTTATAATTATATATAATTAAAGTATTTAGATTATATATAATAAATGATGCAACATAAAAGCATAAACAAAACTAGAAAAAAAAATAAAAGAAGTAAAGTTAAAAAATATAAATCTTCATATGGCAAAACATTAAAATCAAGATCAAAATCAAATACTATGACAAGAAGAAATAATAAAAAGTATAAAACGTGTAGTGGTGGAGCTACGCCGGTAGGCACTCCTCGAACTCCTCGAACATCTCGAACATCTCGAACACCCGTTGGACCTGTTACACCTTTAACACTTCCAAGTTCTAATGTATCATCAAGTGCTATACCGAGTTTGGCTAGTGTAGCCCAACAACTTCAAGATTATGCTTATAATCGTGAAAGTCCATATTACTCATCTGGAAAAAGAGTAGTCCCGGTATCTGAACTTCCTGGAATGGGAAGAGAGATAGGATTAAGTTATGATGAGAAGATTCATTCGACAGGAGATAGAATTTCAGATGAACAGCTTAAACAAATCATAAAATCACCATTAAAGCTAGTATCTCCAAAACGTAAATCAAGATTAGGTTCTCCTTCTTTTGCTCACCCTAGAGTAGCGGCAGCAGCAGCAGAACTACCTAATGTTCCATTCTATGGTGTTCCGACAGCACCACCCTTATCATTAGAAATAGCACCAACACCCCCGCAAGCGGTTTTAACATCAACTGGAAAACTAAAAACAACATACACGCCATCAATTTTACTAGTAGATATAGGAGTAAATAAAATTACCACAAGCACAGGCGTAGAACTCCCATATTATTCTTTATTGACACCACAGGATAATCCCTCTGAAATGTCTGTAGTTTTGCCACTATCCTATATCCCAAATCGTTCTAATGCTATAAATACACTATCACCACGTGAAGTAAGTAAACTTAATACGATTAATAACTATAATGAATACTATTCCTATTTATCACCAAATATATATAACATTCTCCGAAGAATGAATTTAACACACGAATTTGGAGTATTATTAATATGCGGTAAACTATGCGATATTTTAATAGAAAATATTAGAATATCAAGCGTAAAAACTATACAAAGCCGAACACTATTCAATGAAGAAGATGCAAAAACATTTTTATCGAATGTTCAAAATATTGATTTTACTACTTTATTCGATATGGGTCCATCACCATCAGCACCGAATAAAAGATTAGTAAAAGAGTTATTAGAATTTAAAATTCCTGTTCCAACCCACCCACCGGATCCATCCAGTTTGCAAGTAGTTGGCTACCATACACACCCTATGTTTAGAACGCATCTTACAGAAAAACATGTAAATGACTTAGACTACATTTCACAAAAAAATAAACCCACACGTGATACAGAAAATGTTTTCGTCTTGGGGCATGGTGGTATGGGAAATGAATTGTCACCACAACTCAAATTTCTTGCAAATAAATATATACGATTGATCGAACTCGGTAAAAAACATGCAGTACTAAGTGCAGCATATACAAGTTTCTTTTTTCATATAAGTAATATCCTACTAGACCCTGCAAACAAAGCCATGTTTAGTGACACGGATAAAGGTGTAAAGAAAAGAAAAGAATTATTTGACATATTATGCAATTATTTAAACATAAATATGATGTCTTCTTGTGGAATGAAAGATACATTTAAGTTAACAGACATAACACATGACAGAGTTATTGAAGGACATTTTGATGATTCTGAAATTCAAGAAGACCATGTTATAAATGTAAAAACGTTAAAAGGTTTTTATTCAATGGGTATTTTTAAACCGGTAGACTATCAGCAAAATAAAATTAAAACACCTGTATACAATAAAAAAATATTTCAGTTATATCCTGGGACAACATTTTTTACGAAAAATACTAAAATTGATTTAGTGAAAACTCTTCTTCCATATGCAGTTCACAATAACAGAGTCATAAATATAGTATTATTTTCATGTGCGGTAGAATATACAAACACTTCGCCTTATTATAAGTTCAGTCATCCATTATTAGATAAACCTTCACAGACAACACCAGAAATGAATTTATTAATAGAAGGTAAAAAATTTATTTTTAATCTAGGACGAATGACTTCATCATTCTTGGCAGTTTGTTCTACTGAACCATTTACATGGTTAAAATTAAAAACAGGTAGTGATGATATATACCAAACAACATTCAATTATTTTCCAGTAGGACAAGTCCCCGACTATAATACCATAAACAAAATAGGTCCATTACTAAAAAATTTTTATGATATATATTTTATGCCATTCTTATCAGAAATTTCGGGATTTAATTATGTAGCAGGATTTAGTTTTGCTGGTATAAATGGAGTCTATGCTTCATGTGACTTGGTTCAGGATGGTAACCCTATTGCCGACGAACCACATGCAAATGAATTAAGAAAGATAAAAATATATCTGATGGACGAGATATATCGCATGTATCATAAAGTAGTCAACTATTATGTTGTTGCTTTTGGCGAGTTACTCAATATTTATAGTTATTATATTTCTTTATTTTTAACAAATACACAAGATGATATAAATTCAAGAGCAACTATAACAGAATATATACGAATATCACAAGAAGTTAGTGACTTTTTTTTTAAATTGTTTAGTATTATTATTTTTATAAAAAATGGAAAATATGGCGAAAATACTCTTACTCCACCTGTCCCTGCGATGTTTTTATCATACCCGAAATATGTAGAAGCTGTTAAAGAATATAAAAAATCAAATATTAAAAAAATATATGATGAAATAAATGAAGGAATGGACTACCAAAGGTATGAAGTAATAGACCCAACAGGAACATCGTTATTGCCATCTCCTGGGAAAAAAATAAGAGGACTTATAAAAAATCCACAAGCACCTGGTAGTTTTTACCATACTGCACGTAATACGTATGAATATAAAGAACGCCCAAATCCCAATGAAGCAAAAGAAAGACGTCTAGAAAGTAAACAACAAATATATGAACAACAAAATATTAATCCTCTAGCTCGCAAAGTAAGGGGAGAAGGTGACTATAATATTTCTGTATAGGCAATTTTTATTTCTATATTTTGCATTTTTATATAAATTTTTTAAAAGATTCGATTGATACACCTGTTGATATGATAATTTTAATCCAGATAGATTAAATAAAAAAGCAGTTAAATTTTGGTGAGATGGATCAAAATAATTTGTCGCAGACGGATTTTTAAATTATATATAATTAAAGTATTTAGATTATATATAACAAAATGGTGGTAAAAAAACCCAAAACCAAAACCAAAACCAAAAAACGAAATAAAAAAACTAGAGTTAATAAATATACATCTTGTAAGACAAGAACAAGAACAAGATCGAGAACAAGATCGATATCCAGAAAAATTGGTGATAAGTATAAAATATATAGTGGCGGTCTAACACCAAGAACCAGTCCTTTGGGAACTCCTTTTGGTTATGCTAGCCCTAGCACTGGTCCTATTACACCTATAAACTATATTACACCACCAATTGAACCAGAAATGGTAAGAACAAGCCCTCTTTTGAATGAAGCAGCACAAAATCTAGAGAATTATGCTTATAATCGTGAAAGTCCGTATTACTCACCAGGGAAACAAGTAGTTCCCGTAACACAACTTCCTGGACGTGGACGAACGCCTAGTTTAACATATGAACAACAAATTCACTCTACAGGTGATAGATTTTCGGATAGAAGTATTGAACAAATTATAAAATCGCCATTAAAACGTAAATCGGTTGCTCCATCTATTAGTAAACTTGCATCTGTTTCCGCCTATGGTTATGCCCCATCGCGAAGAACAAAGACAGCACGACCTCCTATGCCTCCTACATTTCCTACACCACCTACACCTCCTCAAGCAGTTCTAACATCAAGCGGAAATTTAAAAACAACATATACACCATCTATGGATGTAGTGGATATGAGAATGGACCCATTAATGTCAAAAACGGGAGTAGAAATTCCCAGATATCTTATGCTGCCATTTAGAAATGCACCACCCGTAACTTTAGCATTATCTTATATGCCAATGAGAGGCAATATGTTTGAAACATTAACCCCTGCAGAAAGAACTATGCTTGATACTATTAACCAATTTAATGAAGATTATTCGTATTTATCACCCCAAATATATGATACTCTTCAAAAACTTAACCGGACAGACCATTTTGGAACGTTATTAGTATGGGGTAGATTACGAGATGAATTAAAAGAAAATATTAGAATATCTAGTATGAAAGCGATACAAAGTCGCACATTGTTTAGTGAATATAATACGCGAAGGTTTTTAACAAATATTATGCTTGTTTTTTTAAATAGACTAGTTGATACAGGGCCATCGCCTTCTATGCCCAATAAACAATATCCCAATGAATTAGTTAGATTCAATATTCCTCCCCCGAAACATCCACCTGGTCCAACAAGTCTGCAAATTGTAGGCTATAACACACATCCAATGTATAATACGTATCTTACAAGAGATGTTTTAACGGAATTATCTGGATTATCGGCAGATACCGAACGCGCCAAAGAAAAAAAAAAGAAAGAAAAAATTTTTATATTAGCGCACGGAGCAGTAGCAGACGAACTACCATCCGAATTAAAACTACTTGCAAATAAATATTTAAGAGTAATAGAGTTGGGAAAAAAACATACTTTATTATCTGTAAAATATCCAAGCGTATTTTTACGTATCAATAATATATTATTCGACCCTGATAATGTAGTCATGTTTGAAAATACAGATGAGGGTGCGAAGAAAAGAAAAGAAATATTTGATATAATATGTAAATATATATACATAAATAGGTTAGATGCATGTATTGATAAAGATACACTCAGTTTAACGGATATAACACACGATAGAAAATTCGAAGGAGAATTTATAGATAGAGATATACAAGAAGATCATAATATAACCATGAATACTTTACGTAGTTTTTATTCAATGGGTATTTTTAAACCGGTTGACTATAGAAAAGGAAGAAATGATTTAGCATTGTATAATAAAAAAATATTCGAGCTATATCCAGGGACAACGTTTGTAACAAAAAATACGTCTTTTCTTATGGTAAGAACACTTCTTCCTATTGCAATTCGCGAAAATAAAATTATGAATATATTAATTTTTTCATGTGCACCGGAGTATTACACGAATGTCCCTTTTGTTCCACCGACAGACCCATTATATATAAAACCTTCGGAAGTAACACCTGCAATGAAACTACTAATAGAAGGTAAGAGATTTATTTTTAACACAAGTCGCATGATATCATCTTTTGTTACAAAATTTTTCGGTGATGGATTTTTTAAATTAAGACAGATTCAAGTTGGTAATACACATGTATATCAAAGAACTATAGACTATTTCGAAACAGGAAAGCCGGCAAAATTTGAAGCTATTGATATAATAGATAAAAATTTAGAAAATTTTTATAATCAATTTTTTTCTTTATTTTTAAGGGAAAATTCAGGATTTAACTATAATGCTGCATTTAGTTTTGCTGGAATTGGAGCAGCGAATGCATCATTTGATTTGATTGAAGATGGAAATCCTATTGCAAATGAACCATATGCAAATGAGTTGATCAAAGTGAAAATATATTTAATGGAAGAATTGTATCGTATGTTTCATAAAATAATGAGTTATTATATAGTTGCAACCAGTCATCTATTGGAGATTTTTACCAAGCTTATTACCCTTTATAACGATGCTACACTAGGTCATAAAATTATGCGTGAATCTATAACTCAAAAAATAACTATGGCCAGATTTATAAACGAGTTTTTTTTAAACTTGCGTATAGTTATGATGTATATAACAAACGGATTTTATGGTAACGATAGTATTCAACCCCCCGTTTCTCCTATATTTTTAAGGTATCCAAAGTATATAGAAGTTAAAAGAGAATACGATGAGTCAAATGTGCGAAGTATATATGATGAAATAAATGAAGGACAGGATTATGATAGGTATGAACTAATGAATCCTGATGCAATATCATTAATGCCATCATCTCGAGGACAAGGAGTAAGAGGACTTATAAAAAACTATATGCCTCCGGAACAATTTAGACTAACTGCACGTAACACGTACCAGTATAAAGAATTTCCAAATATTGATGCAGTGAAAAAACGCCGCAAAACTATGAAAGCGAAAGTCTTTGACGACGATAGAGTAAAACATATCGCACGTAAAACAAGACCAGAAGATAATTATCAAATATCTATTTAAGGAGCCAGCAAGCTAACAAGCCATCACCTAACAATAAAGACTATATTATACGAATAAATAACGTTTAATATAGTCGCACACCACACCACACCACACACCGCATTGCACACCACACATCACTGCTCGATTACACGCTGCATCAAAATAGACGTTACCAAATAAGGATCCATATTTGCAGCAGGGCGTCGGTCTTCAAAGTATCCACATCCATCGCGATGTGTATTGTTATTGATACGCACAGATGCTCCGCGGTTTGCGATACCCCATGTAAATGCATGATAAGAAGACGTTTCATGAATGCCGGATAATCGTTTGTCGTTATCAGCGCCATAATGCTGAATATCTTCTTGATGGTGTTTTTCCATATTTTTTATTACGCGATGGATTTCGTTTATGCCGCCTGGACCTGCAGCCCCAACGCCAATACCCCTTTTATCTCGCATATATTTCGTTGAAAAATTGGCGTGACATCCTGAACCATTAATATGTGCAAATGGTTTTGGATCAAAACAAATCGTTTTTTGATATTTCTCCGCGATTATTTCGAGGAGGTAACGCGCCATCAATAATTCATCGGCTGCACGAATACCTTCTGATGGTCCAACCTGAAACTCCCATTGGTCCTTGCTTACTTCGGCATTTATACCCGAAATATTTAACCCCGCAGTTAAACATGCAGCCATATGTTCTTGAACGAGTTTTCGATGCGAAACCTGACGACCTACACCACAATAATGTGTAGACATTTCATAAAACTCATCTGGATATGATTCACCATTAAATATGAAATATTCTTGTTCCAACCCGAACCACGGCTTATGTTCAACGCAACCATCAAAAATAGTCACGGCTTCATGCCGTGTATTTTCGGAGGTCGGTTTTCCGTCAATATAGAATGTTTCACACAATACGAGTTTCCTCATAATAACATGATTTGAATTAATATTTTTAACACTATCTTGTAACAGAGGGTTATCGCATACAAAAACCGGCACAATAATTATCTCCGATGATGTTCCACTAGCTTGCCCTGTAGATGAACCATCATAGTCCCATTTTGGATACCCATGTATATCATTTGTATTTGCTGAAAAAACACCAGAAAAGAAGTTAGGGATTACTTTTGTTTTCGAGCGGAATTTTTTATCTGCATCGAGCCAAATATATTCTGCAACACATGTATAGTTATACATATTATATAAAAAACAATGCAATAATATATATATTTCACATTGTTTTTATATACTTTTATGCATTACTATACAAATTAAAATGTTTTTTACAATACTTTACTTCTGTATTATTTTCACCAATACCGCCACCACCTCCAATACCTCCACCACCACCACACCGCATACCACACTTCTTGCCAATATTTTTACCGCTTTTTAGTATTGCACAACAACCTGTATCATCACCCCCCTTAGCACCCCTAGTGACCCTTTTGTCACCAGTTTTACTACCGGTTTTCTGTTTTAATAAATATACCTTATAATGCGAAGGGCATAATAACACATTTTCGTTTTCATAATATACGCCATATTTTTGGCATTCAGTTTTTGTATTATTTATGGTAGCGTGGGAACATTTAGGGGCATGTAAGAAATACTCCGGATTACTATTATAATTAGCAGTAATATATGAGTTTACATTTTTGATAACTTTAACGGATGGATATGGAATGTGCGGAAGCAGCTTATTTGTTATTACGCGGCAATATGGACATTTTAGTTGGTTCGATGATAGTTTAGTAATTTCATACATATTATTTTGCTTATTTTTTTGACCGACGACTTCGTTATAAAGAGGCACATAGTTAAATTTATGTTTGCAACTTAGGGTAATATAATTTGGATGTAACTTCTCTTTTGTGATAAGACAGATATTATCTGTCGCGTCTGTCGCGTCTGTCATATCTGACACTATAGTATTTTCAGTTTCATTTGTGTTTGCGTTTGCATTTGCGTTTGTGTTATTTGCGTCATGACTTGCAGCATCTGTATTTAGAATCTTTGAAAGTTCATTATAAAAATAGTTACTGGTATCTTCATCAAATTTAAATTTTGTTTCATTTGCAGCCCTAGCTCCAGTTCCAGCTCCAGCTCCAAGACTTGAAGAAAACTTATTTACTAGATAGTTGCTATTATGCCCAGAACCATGACTATTCCCATGGTTATGTAAGAATACTTGGGGTATATGAATGCTCATAGTAGTATTTGTTGTTTGTTGTTTTGGTAATCTATTCGGTATTTGTTATTTGTTATATAGTAAAATATTTATGTATGATTAATAAAATAAATTGTCTTTATATTATTATATTATAAAATGGCAACAAAGCAAGAATGGGGGAACGCAACGTGGTATTTATTTCATACACTCGCGTTCAAGATGAGAGATGAACATTTTGAAGAATTAAAAGAGGAATTTCTTACGATATGTGCTAACATATGTGCAAATCTCCCTTGTCCTGATTGTTCAGAACATGCTGCAAAAATCATGTATAATGTAAAAAGGGACAATATTAAAACAAAAAAGGATTTACAAATATTCTTTTTTGATTTTCATAATAGCGTAAATAGGCGAACAAGTAAACCAATATTTAAGGAAGAAGGGATGTATATGTATCAAAAAGCGATAACAAAAAATATAGTTTTTAATTTTATTTCGACGCTTTCGAAGAAGTATCACAATATAAAACTATTGACAAATAGTTTTCATAGAGACCAAGCTATGAATGAGTTTAAAAAATGGATTTCACATAACAGCAACAAATTTGCGGCGTAGTGAGGTGACATTATTACGTAGTATGAATCACTTCGCCATTCTTATATACCTTGCATTTAAAAGTTTGTTTAGACGGACGTGAACATATTGGGTCACCGCCTTCAGAACTAAAGAATAATAGTTTCGCGTTTGATGTAAGAACTATCGAATACCAAGCAAAACCGATAATAAATCCAATGACCAAACTTATCATAATACCTACCATACTAGTGCATCCATGCATTACTTTACTAAGTGCATTAACACCAAAAAATGCACCTATAATACCTAGCAAAATTAAATTGTAACTATTATATGTCTGCATTGGCATAATAAGATATGTAAAAATAAAAGCCAATAAGGTGCTATTCAGGTTGGGAATCATATATTCACTTAATAAAGGTACTTGGATAAAATTGCATTCAAGTTTATACTTGTTTGAATTGTTTTCTCCATATTTACCACCAATCGACATTGCTATGATGGAGTGTATAAATAATACTAAAACTATCCCGGCAATATACATACCTGATTTGCCTATATCTCCATTACTTACACTTGAAATGAGTAAATATGCTGAAATGTATAGGGGAGATAAGGAAGAGAAATAAGCATATATATTTTTTAAATTTGATTCAATACCAACTGGCGCTTCTAACAATGCTTGTTCAAAATTATTCATATTGTATGTTGTATATGTTTGTGTATGTTTTAGTATACTATATAATATATTAATATATTTTATATAAAATGTTTGATAGTTTTATATAAAAGTAGGGTTTCGAATTATGAATTATTTCTCTCCTTTCTCTCCTTTCCCACATCCGCCCATAACTACTCCGTTCTTAAATAATAATGAAATCTATATAGAAATAGTATCACATGTATAAGTAACGATTGCAATAAAACCTGACCAAGAACCAAGAACCAAGAATATAGAAAATGGGAATTCCGAGTTACTTTTCGCATATAGTTAAAGAATATCGTCATATCATAAAAGAGATGAAATCACTACGACAAATAAATAATTTTTATTTAGATAGCAACTCGCTTATCTACGACGCCGTAAAAAACAATCCTACATATGATAAAACAAAACACAAAGAATACGAAAACGAGTTGATGAATATGGTTTGTGCCAAGATTGACTTTTATGTTGATACACTACAACCCCGAGATCGCGTATTTATTGCATTTGATGGTGTTGCACCTGTTGCTAAATTAAGTCAGCAACGAGATAGAAGGTATAAGTCGTGGTATACAACACAGATACAGCGGGATCTCGAAGGTGCCGCATATAAAGAGTCATGGAATACGTCGGCGATTACACCAGGAACAGAATTCATGAAAAAATTAAACACACATGTTACCGAATATTATGAAAAGAAAAATAGAGCCTCCACCTCCACCTCCACTTCCACCCCCTCCCCAAAATACATCGTATCTTCAAGTATGGAATCCGGCGAAGGAGAGCATAAAATATTCGAATATATTCGTAAATATCCCGAATATCACAATTCACCAGATACCACCACCTTAATATATGGATTAGATGCAGATTTAATTATGCTTACCCTAAATCATCTGCATATTACGAACAATAAGAACATGTATCTTTTTAGAGATACTCCGGAATTTATTAAATCCATTGACTCGTCTTTAGATGCGAATCGTGACTACCTGCTGGATATTCCGGAATTAGCGAGTGCTATTGTGGAATATATGCATCAACAAGGAATAGGTGTGTGTATCGCAAAGGATACATCAATGACACGCCCTGAACATGAAATTCACACAAATCGTATCAAAGATTATATATTC